AGACGCCGCAGTGCTAACAATGACTGGTATGGTATCTACCGAAGGAAGTACCGCACCCGCAGTAACGTCTGCTGGAGGGTCTTCTGTAACACCCACTGGTTCGCCAGAGGGACAAGGAATGCTCCCCGGCGTTCAAGTCGACGGAGATGTAGTAAATCAACTGTCTCAGAGGGCTTACGGTGCGAGGTTCGCCCAGTACCGTAATCCCGACTCGGAATAGCATCTGTAGCAGAATCCCTGCCATATACGTACAACTTCCACAAGGAACTATTCATGACACGCAACCGTAACGTAATGCAAGTTCTGCCTATGCAGAAGCAGATGCAGCCTCAAGAGCAGACCGGTGACACCGTCACCATCGATGCTCCTGTAGCTACTCCAGAACCGCCAGCGCAGCCTGCCCCGGCCCCCGCTTCAGAGAACTCCAAACTCTTCTCTGCTGAGGACATCGAGGCAGCTCGTCGTCAGGAGAAGGAGAAGCTCTACCCGAAGCTCACCAAGATGGAAGAGCAGTTGGCTCTGTTCCAGCAGGAGCGGGAAGAGGCACAGCGTCTGGCAGCAGAGCAGGCCGAGACCGAGGCCAAGGCCCGCCGTGAGGCAGAAGAAGCCGAACTCTCCGCCAAGGACCTTCTGACCAAGAAGGAAGATGAGTGGAACCAGCGGCTGAATACCGCCCAGCAGGAGTGGGAAGAGAAGTTCAACGCTCTCCAGGCTGAGTCGGAAGCAAAGGCTGAACTCCTCGAAAGGGAGCGTCGATTCCAGGAATTGGAGTCGTACAAGACCCGTCGCTTGCAGGAGGAGGCAGACAACATTGCCCCCCAACTCTTGAACTTCATCAAAGGTAATAGCGAAGAAGAGATTGATGCTGCAATTTCAGACGCAGTAGCATCTACTTCTGCTATCATGGAAGAAGTTCAGGCGTCGCTGCCTCAGCGACCACGAACAATCCCGGCAACGGGAGGTGCCCCATCGGGGCCATTGGAGAACGCAACGGAGCAGCAGACCTTCACCGCCGCACAGATCGCAGCGATGTCGGATGCAGAGTACGCACAACATCGAGTCAGTCTCTTGGCTGCGGCATCCCGTCGTAGCTGAATCGACAATCCATACACGTACTCCCCGGAGGATACTTTCTAATGGCCCTTCCCGCACCCCAAGGTGGCGCAATTACCGGCGCTGACCTTTCTGCGATCTCCACGACCGGCTACTCGTCGGACAGCACGCTCTCGCCTGCCATCCAGACGATCTGGTCCAAGGAGATCCTCTTCCAGGCAATGCCCGTCCTGCGTTTCGAGCAGTTCGCCGTGAAGAAGACGGAGCTTGGCGTTCAGCCTGGTCTCACGATCAACTTCATGCGTTACAACAACCTTGAGGTTGACGAGACGGGCTCGGAGCTGACGGAAGGTATCCGTATGGAGCCCGTCGCCCTCAGCGCCAGCCAGATCCAGATCACCGTCAAGGAGCACGGCAAGGCCGTTGCTGTCACGGAGCTTCTGCTCAACGCATCGTTCGATGACGTGATGGCGTCCTCCTCCCGTCTGCTCGGTCGTCACATGGCTCAGTCCATGGACACGCAGGCCCGCAACACGCTCTACGCCAACGGTGTTCCGTTCGGCGGAGGCGCAGCGGTTGCTCCGAACGTAGTGTTCGGTCGCACCACGGCTTCGGCTCGTGGCTCGATCAGCCCCTACGATCCGGGCACGGTCGGCTCGGCTGCTTCTCCTGGCTACCTGTCCCCGGCTTCCGTCAAGGACGCCGTTCAGGTTCTGTCCAGCCAGAACATCCCTCGCCTCGGCGACACCTACGTGTGCTTCGTGCACCCAGCACAGTCCCGCTCGCTGCGTGACTGGCCTGAGTTCATCGAGGTCACGAAGTACGCCGCTCCCGGCAACTTCATGCTCGGTGAGATCGGTCGTATCTACGACGTAGTCTTCATCGAGACCACGCAGGTGGCACAGGGCCTCACGGTTCCTGCTGACATCGACGCCGGTACCGGTGGCGCACAGGCACCCAACACCTTCTCGTACTCCTCGATCATGATCGGCGACAACGCTTTCGGTCACGCCATCAGCCTCCCGGTTGAGCTGCGTGACGGTGGTGTCATCGACTTCGGTCGTGAGCACGGCCTGGCATGGTACTCCATCTGGGGCTTCGGAGTGATCACACACGAGTCTCGTGTGATCCTGAACACCCTCGGCGGATCCATCGCCTGATCACCCTGAGTGAGTGAGGGGGGCTTCGGCCCCCCTCCTCTCTCGCTGTACACCCAAACACAACCAGGAGAAGATACACATGGCAGCTAACGCAGCAGCAAAGACGGCG